CCCGCCTCGGGCTTTCGCCCTTCGCCTTAACCCTTAAACCTTATCAGGTACAGGGTCATACCCTGGTATTCGAGAAGATTCTATAGATTACAGGGGTAGTAGTATAAGAGTAGACAAGAAATGGATCCCCCAAAAGAAATTTCGGGAATCAAAAGTAAGAATTCTTACTTTATTTAAGAAGTGACATTACCTTTTATAATGTGCAACCAGAATTGCTCACGATGCAAACGTATCTTCTGGAGAGAAGTTAACAAACTCAACATAGATCACCCCCGTGATCCAATAGTAATGAGAGGCTTTGAACCTAAAAGCCCATGCAAAAAATAAATTTAACCTTATGGGTTTATTAAGGAGCAGTTGAATTTTGAGTTATAGCATAATATTGTCCAAGAGAAGCACGAGGCTTCATCTGTGTAAACATACACTCAACTTCACGATTACATTCATAAGCACACGTAATGTAATACGTCGAATTCAAATTAATCGTATCTTCAAACGCAAACAAGGTACAAGTACCAGGCAATTTCTGTTGCTTATGACTACCAACAGCATCAATTGCAGCATTACGAATAACAAAAGTATCAAGCCACTTAATATAAGACATCTTCATCGTATGTTGAATATGATCACTCTTAATATGACCAGGTTCCAATCTAACCTTTTTGGTCACAGACTGATTCCAAAAAACACTTGCAGGAGGAGGCTCCTTCAAGATTCGATCAGTAGCAGTAGTACTACCAGTAGTAGGCATAGCAGTAGCACGTGTAGTTATAACACCAGTAAAATCGGGAACAGCTTCAACAAGATGCATCCCATCGATCTTCGATCGTGGCGCAGCAGTTTTAAATGAATACGATCTACCTTCAATCGGATTACTGTTGACAGTATCAACACTTTCCGATCCAGTAGCACTAACAGATCTATTCTGAATTTTCAATTCAGATTTAGCCTTAAGATGAATAAACATCTCACGCAAAGGCAACGTACAAACTTTACGGAAAGTATTAACAACTCCAGTATCAAATATATACAGATTCAACTGCCACGGAGCAGTTACACTAAGATCATTACTAGTATTACCAACAACATAACCTAAAGTCACATTGAATAAATTACCAAAAGAACCAGTAGTACCAGTTGCAAGATCACCAACAATATCAAAGATTGTCTCAGTAATCAAATTTTCATACGTATAAGCAGTAATGACACCATCAGTGTCATTTTTCGTAAGCAACTCAAATCTAAAAGGCTCACCTAACTTTTCAGTCATAGCATTAATGCTATAACCTGCTTTCAAAAGTAACTTTCGAACAAGACAAGCCTGAGCAAGAGATAACGCCTGATAGCCACTAAAAGTAGAATGACCAAGATATACACAATCTGGATCTGAAACAGATCCAGTAATCTCAGTAGTGATCTTAAAACCACTACTAAGATACTGGTTTACACTTTTACGGCCCTTCTTAAACTTACCTGCATACTTGCCAGACCCACTAAATCGAGATTTAGATCGTCTAGGAGTACTGACAAACGGTATTCGAACAGGCGGCTTACTAGCACTACGTGGAGGACGGCTTGGTTCGCGTGAACGCGAACGCTTAGCATTATTATATAACGCCACTGCACCTGCAGCTGCAGCTGCGGCAACTGAACCAACAGAACTCACATATGAGCGAGGAGAACGAGAACGACCACGAGAAACAGATCGAGTACCTTTCGATCTAGCCATTGCAGGGGTAGGAACACCCCCCCGTAATATTATAGGGGGGGTGGGAGGAGGAGGAGGACATAAATAAGATTGAGCTAAGCCACAATTTATTGATGGACATTGACTACTCGAATTCTGCGCCTGATGGCAGCGTCACAGACATTAACTGGATCCACATTGCACGTAAAAATCTTAGCAACACCTGCAGGAATACGTGCAACGGCATGCCTGCAATGGATCTGACGAGTATTCTCAGTGTCAACGATCGCAATTTGCGACGTCCGCGGATAATGGTTGAAATCAACGTCATCAAAGATAATACTCTTGTGATAACCAGAACGAAAACATTTCAACTCATCAATATGTGTACAAAACAAAGAAGGCTTCGGTGCATACCGTTTAGCCCAAGTCGTTTTGCCACATCCAGACTCTCCTTTCAAGATAAGTGTCATCCGAAAATCAAACGTAAACTCCATCAAAGCTGGACAAATTTGGCCGACATGCTCGTCACTGGTAATAGTGGACAAGTCACCATGCATGCGAGTCCAAAACCAAGATGCATATTGGAATCCAATCTTCTCAGACACGCAATGAGAGTACCAGTCTTCCTCTTCTTCAAACGATAAACATAATGTTGCGAGCCCCAAGTCGACGAACCCATTACCATTCGCAGATGGCGCCTGGGCTTCGACAAATACTCCGCCCTTTTTGCAATATGTTCTACAAGCATCCCATTTGCGAGGATCCTGCTTGTTTGGATGTTTGCCTTGATAGTCAAGCCAGGTAACTGCATGTCGTTGAACATTGAAGAATTCAACGCACGCATGCAAGTGAAAGGCGCCGTCTTCATGCTTTTCTTGGGCAACAAGAACGTATTTGCAGGCTGCTTGGGACTCAAGAAAGGATTTAAGTTCGGCTGGTTGAGAATCGCAGCGAGCATAGGTGAGAAAGAATCGCTTTCCATTGTAGAACGAAGGCATGTGGCTTAGACGCAATTTCGCATTATCACATGCCATACTTTATTTGTTTATGAAATTTACATGTTATTTTCCATACCCAACCTTCAACCCTATACCCTAACCACCCAGGAAACCTTAACCCGCCTCGGGCTTTCGCCCTTCGCCTTAACCCTTAAACCTTATCAGGTACAGGGTCATACCCTGGTATTCGAGAAGATTCTATAGATTACAGGGGTAGTAGTATAAGAGTAGACAAGAAA